TATTCGACGACAAACAGCTACCGTTTGCGGTATCGAAAGCGCTTAACGACACGGCGAACCAGGCGCGCGACGCCGTGCGGGCGAAAATGCCGTCCAATTTCACGATTCGCCGCGACTGGGTCGTTAAGGGAATCCAGGTCGTCCCGGCGACAAAGCAAAGCCTGTCGGCGATCGTCTGGTCGCGCGACGATTACATGGCGCTGCAGGAAACGGGCGGCGATAAAACGCCGTTCGGGAAATACCTGGCGATCCCGCTTCCGGCGGTCAAGCCGACGGCCGGATCCATTGTCCGAAAGGAGGACTATCCGCGCAACATTCCGGCGACGCTGACGGCGCCAGGGAAGGGCGGACAACTGACGGCCGTAGTTACGATGCGCAACGGGAAAAAGTTCATCGCGCGCGCGTCGGCGAACCCGACGAAAGGGAAGCGCCTGGAATTGCTGTATTACCTCATGCCAACGGCGCACCTTAAGCCGCGCCTGAACCTCGAGACAATCACGGACCAGGTTGTCGCGGACAAGTTCGCCGACAATTTCGAAAAGGCAATCGCGCTGGCAATGTCGACAGCGCGTCCGTGATTTATTCGCCTGGACTGTTGACGTACTAAAAGCGTTTTAGTATTCTGGTTACGTCAACAAAAAACAGGGGAATAAAATGTCGGCATGGGAAAAGCTGGTCGCGCAGGTCGAAAAGGATCACGGAACGCGCGGACCGATGTTTGACGCGGTCATGGCGGCGGAAGGAAACGCGCCGGCCGGCGACGATAACGCGGCATATGAATCGCTGTCGCTGACGGTAATTTTCGAAGCGCGCGCCGACGTCCGCGCGTATTTCGAATCGATCGGCTACGCGTATTAAGGGTCGACCGGCCATGCGCACAAACGAACATGTCGACGCGGCCGAAGTCGCGCACCGCGTCGCCGCATATCCGATGCTTGTCGAGGCGCTCGAGGAATTGCTGTCGTTCCTGGGCGAACCGACCAGCAATGCAGGCGAAGACGAAATCCGCTTCGGGCGCTATGCGCTGGCGCGGGCCAAATTCAGAAAGGGGGAATGATGGAAGTCGAAAAGGGTCGGCGCCGGACGCTGGTCGGAAACCTGACCGTCCAGACGCTGCGCACGCCGCGACAATGGCTTCAGATCACGCGCGACCCGTCCCGGCGGACATTCACGCTTGCGCGCGGATACGCCGGCGAGGTCCTAGCGCATGCGCGGGAAACCTGGTCGTTTGTGTCGGTCCCGCACTGGGACGACGCGGTCGAATTGGCTGTCCAACAATTGAAGGATTGGGAATGATGGCGCAAAAAACCTTTAAAGCGCTGACGAAACCGTATTCGACGGACGCGCTGATCGGGATGGGGTTCGCGCGCGACGGCGCGCAAATGGTCAAGCGCGGCGCGCGGCGCGTCGATTTGGCGATCGCGTACAGCGCGAACGGCGACATATGGCGAATCACGCCGCTGGTCGGTAAGCGGGTCTGGCGACCGTAATCGATAGGCGTCAAATAATCGACGCGACAATGGCAACACGACGCCGGCGAAATGCCGGCTTTTTTGCGTCAATCGCTTGCAACACTAAAATAATTTTAGTATTCTCTCTACATCGACAACGCAACGGGGAAACGAAATGAACGCAGCGCACACGACGACTTTCTTGTTCGACAACGGCGAATATTTCGCGGCGCACCTGGACAACGGCGGGGCGCGCGTCGGGATGAATTCCATTGTCGCGCTGGACGTTCCGGCCGATCACGATTTGTATCCGGCAATTCTGGCGCTCAACGAATCGACCGTCGAGGAATTCATCGACGACCAGATCATGGCCGGCCGAATCGACCCGCGCGTTTTTGGCTAAATCAGCACACCAACCGGCCGGCGAAAGCCGGCCAACACTCGAGGGGAACGAAATGGCGAAGCGCGTACCGATTCGACGGGCGGAAGGCTGGAAGTTTTGCGGCGCGGCCGGAAAGTTTGCCGTATGGCACGCCGGCAAAAACCTGTATCACGTCACGGACGGCGACCAGGGCGAAATCATCGGAACGCGCGACCAGTTCGGCCTGGCGTTTAGCATGGCAAGCCGGCTTTACCTGGCGCGATAATCAGACAACCAGGGCCGGCGGACGCCGGTCGACCCTCGAGAGAAACGAAAATGGAAAACCAGAAAATCGTCGTCAAATACAATCCGCGTCCCTGGCAATCGTTCAAGCGTCCCGTTTGGAGTGACAGCAAACCGTTTGTTGTGTACGTCGACGGCCAGGTCGCGCTGGACAAGCAAGGCCGGGAACGCCGGTTCGAAACTGAGGCTGGCGCTAAAAAGGCGTTCGGCGTCGCTTAATTCGACGCACACCAGCAACACAAAAAGCCGGCGCAATGCCGGCTTTGTAGTTTCTACAGTGTCGACGTGGCATGATCGCAAATGTTACAAACTACGTCGACGCCAACATGTCCAAAGCACCCGCAAACCAGCTTTATATTCCGCAGGACCGGCGTCGACTGACGTCGGATATTTTCGACGGCGCCGTCGTCTGTTTCAGCGACGCGCATTACTGGCCAGACGTCGTCACGGTCGCGCACCAGGCGCTGATCGAAGTCTGTCGCGAGATCCAACCGAAAATGGTAATCGCGAACGGCGATATCCTGGACGGCGCGCGTATCGGTCGACATGCGCGAATTGGCTGGGAGCATAAGCCGTCGCTGAAACAGGAAATGGACGCCGCGCGCGAACGTATGGCCGAAGTCCAGGTCGCGACGCCGAAGGCGGTCCGCGTCTGGAACTGGGGCAATCACGACATTCGGTTCGACAGCTACATCGCCAACAGCGCGCCGGAAACGGAAGGGCTACACGGCGTAAGCCTGGCCGATCATTTCCCGGCCTGGCATTTCGGCTGGTCGCTCATGCTCAATGAATCGCTGATGGTCAAGCATCGCTATCACGGCGGCATTCACACGGCATACAACAACACCGTTAAAGCCGGCCTGTCCATGATGACAGGGCATACGCACGCGCTCGAGGTCAAACCCTGGGGCGACTACAACGGGCGGCGCTACGGGATCCAGGACGGCACACTGACCGATCGCGACGGACCGCAGTTCACATACGCCGAAGACAGTCCGTCGGCACAGAACAGCGGCTTTGCTGTCGTCACGTTCGACAGCAACGGTTTCATGCTCCCGCCGGAACTGTGCGAGGTCATCGGCGACGCCGCGTTCTTTCGCGGCCAGCGGGTCGTCTAATGCGACGCGTCGTCATCCTGGGCGCCGGCCTGGCGCTGGGCGTCGCGCTGGCGGGCGCGCTGGCCGGCCAGTCGCACGGCGTATGCATCGGACCAATCGAAGACCGCGTCGCTACCATGCGGCCAGCGATCGCGCAAGGGGAATCGTTCGATTCGTGGTTGATATATCAGCGCGACCTAGTGCAAACCCCTATTGACACGGCCGTTTCGCACCAAAAACGGGCGTTTTGGCCCGTTTCTGCACCATTCCTGTGCATTTTGGGTCCCTCCCCACCCCCGCCCCCCGCGGGTAACGCGCGACCCCCGACGTTTTCCTAGAGATAAGCGTAAAAGATGGTTGTCAACCTGACAGTTGGCAACCTGTGGAGTTGTCAACCGGGATAAATTACAATGGCGACGGCGGCACCTGAAAAACGGAAAGACTGGCGCGACTTTTACCCTTGCGCCGGATGCTTCCGAATGCTGAAAATTGGCGTTAGAAGCTGTCCGCATTGCTGGCACCTTAACGGCGCCTGTCATCGGGTAATTGGCAAATAATCGCGGCGACGCGGCACAAATCGAAACCTAATGGCGACTGTTTCCCTTCGCGAATTCGGGCGAATGATCGACGTTTCCGGCGAAGCGGTCCGGAAGGCGATCGCGTCCGGCCGCCTGGTCGACAGCGTCCGCCGGGACGACAAGGGCCGGCCGTCGCTGGATCCCGATATCGCGCTGGTCGAATGGAAGCGGAACACGAATTCCGGCCGCGGATCCGCCAGTCGCGGCGAAGGCGCGGCGATTCCGGCGCCACCAGCCGGGCCAAAGACTGCGGCGCGTCAAATCCCGAAACCGGACGTTAGCGAGCCGGCCGCGCCGGCACCCGCGCGCGACGCGATCGGCGCGGCGGTCGCCGCATGGGCCGGCGCCGACATGGAACCGGACTTCGCGCGGCGCGCGCGGGCCGCGGAACGGCGCGCGGACGCCGGCCAGGACGACCAGGACGACGGCGCCGGCGATAAGCCGGACCTGAATAACTCGCGCGCGTGGAAAGAGCATTACCAGTCGGAACTGGCGCGGCTACAGGTCGAAGAAAAGCTGGGAACGCTGATCGACGCGAAGGCCGCGGAGGAACGCTGGTCCGCGCTGATCGCGTCATGCAAAACGAAGCTTTTGGCGATTCCGTCGAAAGCGCGATCGCGCCTTCCGAAACTGGACAATTCGGACGTCGCGATGCTTGAAAAACTTGTCCGGGAAGCGCTCGAGGAATTGACGCAATGAAAAAATATTACTGGCTCCTGGTCGCGGCCGTCGTCCTGATGGTCATCGGTTTTTTGCGTGCGGCGCCGGCGTTTATCCCGGCGGCGCTATGCCTGGCGTTATGGGTCCATGAATGGGTCCAGGACGGCCCGATTCCGCGCGCGCGCATGCTGGCGCCGCGGGAAGTCCGCGACGCGGACCGCGGCCGGCGCGCGCTCGAGGTCGGACTATGTCCGCGGATCCGCAAGTCGCAACCGGACGAATTCGCCTGGACGAATCGCGCCGGCGAATTGCTGTCCTGGCGCTGCACTGGCGCGGGCGTCATCGGCCGCGGGCGCGATCGCGTCGAGGCGTTCGACGACTGGGAGGCGCAACTGTGAAGACGAAACGCACGGTCGTCGCGCTGATTTGGGCCGGCGTCATCGGCGCCGATGCGCTGCGGATCCCGCGGCCGGCATTCGTCGGACTGTCGCCGGCGCCGCTTCGCGTCATCGGGGCGCACGGATGAACAAGCGCATTTGCTGGGGCGTTCAATTGGCGCCGGCTGACGACGATACGACCTGTCTCGCGGAAACGGCGTCCGCATGCCTGGCGATGCTTGAAAAACGGATGGGCGATCCGGCCGGCATTCGGACGTTTTTCGAGAATGGCGCGCGCCTGGTCCTGGTCGAAGTAACCGAACGGATCATTTCGAAATGACGATCGCGACGGCCGCACCCTGTCGCGAATCGACCCTGGACCGGGTTTTCCGGTCCATCGTCGGACGCTGGCTACCGCCGAAGAAACTGTCCCTGTCCCAATGGGCGGACGAATACGCGGTCCTATCCGCCGAATCGGCCGCGGAGCCTGGGAAGTGGACGAACATTCCGTATCAAATCGGCATGATGGACGCGCTAACGGATCCGGACGTCGAACGCGTTACGGTCATGAAATCGGCGCGGGTCGGATACACGAAAATCCTAAACCATGCGGTCGCGTTCCATATTCACCAGGACCCATGCCCGATTATGGTCGTCCAGCCGACGATCGAGGACGCGGAAGGCTATTCGAAAGACGAAATCGACCCGATGTTACGGGACACGCCAGCGCTGGCCGGCGTCGTATCGGAAGCGAAGGCGAAAGACGGCAAAAACACGATCCTGAAGAAGTCGTTTCCAGGCGGAAACCTGCTAATGATCGGCGCGAATTCGCCGCGCGGGTTCCGGCGGGTTTCGATTCGATTCGTCGCGTTTGACGAGGTCGACGGATACCCGTTCGAAGGCGCCGGCAAAGACGGCGACCAGATCCGCCTGGGGATCCGGCGGACGGAATACTACTGGAACCGGAAAATCCTCGAGGGTTCGACGCCGACCGAAGACGAAATTTCGCGGATCGCGAAGTCGTTCGAAAAGTCGGAACAGCATCGATATTTCGTCCCTTGTCCGCACTGCGGCGAATTCCAGACGCTGAAATGGGGCGGCAAAGATAAGCCGTACGGGATCAAATGGCCGGAAGGCGAGCCGGCCAAAGCGTATTACGTCTGTGAGCATAACGGATGCGTTATCCAGTACGTCGACCAACGGCAAATGGTCGAGCGCGGCCAGTGGCGATGCGTCAACCCGTCCGGCCGCACGACCCGCCGGCATGTCGGTTATCACATTTGGGCCGCTTACTCGTTTTCGCCGAATGCGACCTGGGGCCAACTGGCCGAAGAATTCGAGGAATGCCGCGACGACCCGACGCTTTTAAAGACGTTCGTTAATACGGTCCTGGGCGAAGTCTGGAAGGTCGACTACTCGAAAAAGCTCGAGGCGGAAGGGCTGGCGTCGCGCGCGCGCGGGTACGCCGAATTTACCGCACCCAGCGGGGCCATATTCCTGACTGTGGGAACCGACGTCCAGGACGATCGCGTCGCGGTCGTCGTCCGCGCCTGGGGCGACGGCGAAGAATCCTGGCTGGTCCATCATTCGGAACTGTACGGCGACACGGCGGAACTGGGCGTCGACCGCGGCGCGGCCGAATATTCCGGAAGCCTGGCGGAAGCGCTGGACGCGCTTATCGAAACGCCGGTCGTCCGGACCGACGGATTTATTCTTCCGGTCATGGCGGCCGGTATGGACTCGGGCGACGGCGACACGACGCACGCGGTTTATTCGTTCGTCCGCCAGCGTCAAAAGGAAAAATGGATCGCGACGAAGGGCGCCAGCGCGTCGAATCGGCCGGCGATCGGGAAACCGTCGCTGCAGGACGTCAATTACAAGGGCAAGTCCCACAAAAACGGCGTCCGGCTGTACATGGTCGGAACCGACACGGTCAAAGGCGTTATTTACGCGCGCCTGAAGTCCGAACGCCAGGCGGGCGCCGGCGTTATGCATTTTCACCAGGAAGCGAGCCAGACCTATTTCGACCAGCTTGTCGCGGAAAAGCAGGTCATTACATACCAGAAAGGTTTCGCGCGGAAATCCTGGGTCAAAGACAAGACGGCGCGCAATGAAGCGCTGGATTGTGAGGTCTACGCGTACGCCGCACTTCAGCAGGTCTACACCCGAATCAATAAGAAAAATGTCTGGTCGATTGTCGCCAAGCGATTGACAAAAAAACCAACATCGGACCCGGTATTTACCGCGCAAAAATTGCAAACGACCCCTGTAAAAAGTACAATCCAGCGAACGACAAATTTCGTCAACGACTGGTAGGCAAAATGAATATTCCGGGACAAATCACGGCCGGCGATTCGGTTAAATGGACCGACGACAACGTCCTGGACTCAAACGGCGCCGCGCTGTCGCCGGGCGACTGGACGCTGAATTACGCCATTCGTGGCGCGGTATCGCTGGACCTGGTCGCGACGCCGTCCGGCGCGCAATTCCAAACCGCAATGTCGACCGCGCAGTCGGCGACGCTGACGCCGGCCGGGACGTTTTACTGGACCGCGTTCGCGACGAACGCCGCCGGCGAGCGGGTCACGGTCGGACGCGGGACGCTGGTCGTCCTGGCGGACATTACCGCGGCGCCGGCCGGATACGACGGCCGCACGCAGGACGAAAAAGACCTGGTCGCGGTACGCGCGGCAATCAGCGCGCGCATTACCGGCGGCGTCATTTCCGAATATTCCATTGCGGGCCGGACGTTGAAAAACGAACCGCTTTCCGCGCTTCGCGACATGGAATCCCGAATCCTGGCGAAGATTTCGCGCGCGCGACAAGCGGAAATGATCGCAAACGGCCAGGGCAACCCGCGTCAAATTTTCGTAAGGTTCTGATATGCGATTCCCGTTTTCCTTTCGCCGCGCGGCGCCGGCGCTGGCCGTCGTCGAACGGACCGAACCGGCCGTCCGGCGTGAAACGACGTCATCGGTCCGCATGTACAAAGGCGCGGAATTCTCGCGCCTGACGGCGGATTGGGCGGCGTTCGGGACCAGCCAGGACAGCGAGGTCCGCGGGTCGCTGCGGACGCTGCGGAACCGCTCCCGGTCGCTGGTCCGCGATAACGACTACGCGAAAAACGCCGTCCGCCAGGTCCGGCTAAACGTCATCGGGAAAGGCGTCGCGTTTAAGCCGAAATTTAAGCAATTGCGCGGCGGCAAACTGAACGAAGCGGCCAACGACCAGGCGGCGAAGCTTTGGAAGCGCTGGACGCGCGCGGAAACCTGCCATACGGGCGGGACGCTGGCATTCGAGGAAATCGAACGCCTGGCTATTTCGTCGCTGGCCGAATCGGGCGAAGTGATTATCCGGAAGGTCTATCGATCGTTCGGCGGGTCGCGGATCCCGTTCGCGCTCGAGGTCATCGAGTCGGACCAACTGATCGACGAGCATAACGGCATCGCGGACAACGGCGACCAGATCCGAATGGGCGTCCAGTCGGACGAATGGGGCCGGCCGACGTATTACTGGTTCTATCCGCGGCACCCTGGCGACTATCAGTTCCAGGGCAACGGGACGGAAAAGTATCTGAAGGTCCCGGCGTCGGAAATCATTCACCTGTACATCACGGACCGGCCGGGACAGACCCGCGGGATTCCCTGGATGCATACCGCCATGCAACGCATGCGGCATATGGGCGGATTCGAGGAAGCCGAAGTCGTCAAGGCGCGGGGCCAGGCGTCAATGATGGGTTTTATCCAGACGCCGGACGGTGAAACGCAGGACGACGGCACGGTCGACGGCCAGCGCGTTTCCGCATTCGAGCCGGGAAAAATCGAAGCGCTGGGACCGGGCGAAACCTTTACGCCGTTCGCGCCGACGTCGCCGGGCGGATCCTATGATCCGTTCGTCCGATCGATGCTTCGCGGCGTCGCGGCCGGCCTGGGCCAGTCTTACGCGCCGTTGAGCGGCGATTACAGCCAGACGAATTATTCGTCGTCGCGCCTGGCGCTGATGACGGACCGCGACAACTGGCAAACCTTGCAACAGTGGCTGATCGGCCAGTTTCACCAGCGCGTTTTCGAAGGCTGGCTGGACGCGGCGGTCCTGTCTGGCGCGCTGAATCTGCCGTATTACGAATTGAACAAGGACGACTATGTCGAGCAAGTCCTATGGTCGCCGCGGTCCTGGGGCTGGATCGACCCGTACAAAGAGGCGCAAGCGTACCGGACGGCCGTCCGCTCGGGCTTTATGACGCTGGAACAGGCGATCCGCGAAAACTCGAATATGTCGCTTGAAGAATACCTGGCGCAACGCGAACGGGAAGTCGAAATGTGTCGGGAACTGGGGATCGTCCTGGATACGGACCCGTCACAGGTCAACGAAAAGGGCATCGCGCAACGCGCGCCCAATACGATGACGGACCAGGCGGCGACAGATCCCGGCGCGCTCGAGGCCGGCGCGGATCCGGACGACACGGCCGGCGAGGAAAACGACGACGACAACGGCGCCGGCACGGAATCAGAAAGCGACGCGTCGACACTGGATAAACCGCCGGCCAGCGGCGGAACCTGACGCAGAAAAACGACGGCGCCTTCGGGCGCCGTTTGTAATTATTTAACCTAGTGTTGACAGCAGCATATAAAAAATACAAAATCGCGGCTGTAAGTTTTACAACGCGACCGGGTTAAATATGAAGCTGGGTTTGCTCTATCGCTTCGCGCAATTCGACGGGACGACCGTCGACACTGAACAGCGCACCGCACGACTTTCGTTTTCGAGCGAAACGCCTGTCCGTCGCGAATTCGGAAATGAAGTCCTGTCGCACCGCGCCGGCGCCGTTGATTTGGCCCGGCTGAACAGCGGCGCTCCGCTCCTGTTTAACCATAATCGCGATGACGTCCTGGGCGTCGTCGAATCGGCCGAAGTCGGCGCCGACGGCCGCGGTTACGCGACCGTACGTTTTGCGAAGACGCAGCGCGGCGACGAAATCATGGGCCTGGTCGCTGACAAGGTCCTGACGAATGTGTCGACCGGCTACAGCATCGCGACGATGGACAAGACGGCCGGCGAACGCGGCGGACCGGCGACATTCACGGCGACGAAATGGACGCCGGCGGAAATCTCCATCGTCACGGTTCCGGCGGATCCGTCCGTCGGCATCGGGCGCGCTGAAAGCATCGAAGAAATCGAAGTCGCTGTCCGCGACTTGTCCGCGGCACCGGCCGCAATCATTACCACAACAGGGAACACTATGACCCCGGAAGAAATCGCGGCGCAGCAAGCAGCGGCACGCCTTGAGGCGCGCGACGCCGAACGCGCACGCCAGACGACGCTTAACGTCCTGGCGACGCGCCATGCAAGCGTCGCCGGTATGGGCGACCTGATCCGCCAGCTTCGCGAAAGCGACCAGCCGCTGGAAGCCTGTCGCGCTGCCGTGCTCGAGAAGCTCGGCGCCGTCCAGGTCCCGGTCGGCGACGGCCAGCGCGACGCGCTGGACCTGACGGACAAGGAAAAGCGCGCATATTCGCTGGTTCGCGCACTTCGCGCGCAAGCGGACGGCAACTGGTCGGCGGCTGGATTCGAGCGCGAATGCTCGGTCGCACTCGCCGGCAAGCGGGGCCAGGAAACCGCGGGCTTTTATTTCCCGACCAACGTCCGTTTCGAAGATCCGACCGGCGATATCACCCGCGCGGCATCGGCGAGCGCGTACGCGGCCGGCGCTGGCGTCGGCGCGACGGGCGGTTCGAATTTGGTCGCAACGCAGCTTATGGCCGGTTCGTTCATCGACATTCTGCGTCACAAGGCGCTGGTAATGCAGATGGGCGCGACCGTGCTTTCGGGCCTGGTCGGCAACATCGCGATCCCGCGTCAAAAGGGCACGTCGCAGGTGTACTGGATTTCCCCGGAAGGCGCGGACGTCACGGAAAGCGAAGGCCAGTTCGACCTGGTAAGCATGTCGCCGAAGACCGTCGGCGCATACAACCAGATCACGCGTCAAATGCTGATGCAGTCGACGCCGGATATCGAATTGCTGGTCCGCAATGACGTTGCGCGCGTCATGGGCCTGGGTATCGACTCGGCCGCACTGGTCGGCACCGGCACCGCCGGCCAGCCGCTGGGCGTCTTCAACCAGGCGGGAATCGGTTCGGTCGTCGGCGCTGGCGGTAACGGCACGGCGATTTCGATCGACGACATGATCGACCTGGAAACGGCCGTTGCGTCGTCGGACGCGGACTTCGGTTCGCTCGCGTATATGACCAATGCGAAGGTCGTCGGCGCGCTCAAGAAGCTCAAGTCGACGACGGGTCAATACCTGTGGACGAACGCACCTGGCGGCCAGCGCGGCGCCACGCCGGGCGAAATCAACGGCTACACGGTCGCGCGTACGAATCAGGTTCCGTCGAATCTGACGAAGGGCACCGGGACCAACCTGTCGGCGGTTTATTACGGCAACTGGTCGGACATTCTGATCGCGGAATGGGGTTCGATGGAAATCCTGTTGAACCCGTACGGCGCCGGTTTCAAGAGCGGCACGCTTGAAATGCGCGCGCTGCAGGCGGTCGACGTCAACATCCGCCACGCCGCAAGCTTCGCGGTCAAGTCGGACGCAATCGCCTAAGCGACGCCAGGCGAGCCAGGAAACGGCCGGGCGACCGGCCGTTTTTCAAACCCTCGAGACACCCAACATGAAAGCAATCGAAAGCGCATTTTTCCGCGTCCGTCTGTTTATGGCGGTCGCGCTGAACATGGCCGTACACGGCGCCGGCGACGTCCTGTTTCTGACGCCGGAAGAAGCGGACGCGCACGGCCACAAGCTGGAAGCGCTGACGGCCGACCAGGCGGCGGCGCTCGGCGTAAGCCAGCACACCGCGGCGAACATCGTCGCGACCGTCCAGGGCCTACCGTCCGACGCCGTCGTTAAGGGCTTGCAACTCGGAACCATTCACGAAGACACGGCGCGCGCGGCATTCCCCGACGCATTCGCGAAGCCTGTCGACCCTTCCAAGGATGAAAGTGCAGCGGGCGCAACGGTAGAAGCTGCCGTCGCACCGTCACCGGTCGCCGCTGAAGCAGCGACGCCGGCCGCGCCGGACTCCAACACCACACCGGCGGCCAGCGATGCGCAAAGCGCCTAAACCGGCCGCGAAACCCGTCGAGGAAACCCGGCGGTTTCGCCTTCGCGACGGGTTCGTCCTGCACCAAGGGCGGCACGTACGGCGCGGCGGCGAAGTCGTCGAGGTCACGAAGGCGGAATACATCGCGCACGCGCACAAGTTCGAAGACGGCGCGCTCGAGGACTCCGACGACGATGCTTAACGAGAACCCCCAGCTTTTCCTGGCGCCGCCGTTCGGCGTCCCGGTTTCCTGGGGCGCGATCGATACGCGCGGCATTCTGGACATGCCGGCGAACGTCGTCGGCGGCGGAATGGTCATCACGACCGATTACAAGCTGACGTTTGAATCCGCGTCACTGCCGGGCCTGGATTTCGACGACCTGATTTACGTCGACGGCGCACCGTTCGCCGTGCGGGAAGTTAAGCCGATGACGGACGGCGTTTTCTCTGAAGCGGAACTGACCAAAAAATGACGTCGATTCGCGAACGCATTATCCAGAACGTCGTCGCCGCGCTGGCGGCGGCGCCTGGCATGCCGGCGGTTTATCGCAGTCGCACGGCGGCACTTTCGCGCGCGGACTCGGTCGCCGCGGTCATCGTTTCGCCGGCGGCGGACCAGGGCGCGCAGAACGTCGTCCCGAAGGTCGACTGGGACCTGTCGTTACAGGTCATCGTCTACACCCGCGGCGACCAGCCGGACGTCCTGGCGGATCCGATTATCGTCGCCGTCACGGCGGCGATTATGGCGGACCAGACGCAGGGTAATTTAGCGATGGACACGCAACCGGCCAGCGTTCATTTTGGTTTTTCTGACGCCGACGAATCGCTTTGTTTCGCGACATGTCAGTTCGATATAAAATACCGCACAGACCAGCGCGATTTAACCATTCAATAGGGGCGACAAATGCCTGACGTAATCGATAAATATCACGGCGAAGGCGGAAGCTATACGCGCGACCCTGTAACGGGCGTGCGGACGCTGGTCGAACGAACCGATTTCGCGCCGGAAGGCGCCGACAAAGCAGCACCGACGGCACCGACGGCACCGACGCCGGCGGACGCGGCAAACGGACAGGGGTAAATCATGGTAGCGGCAAACCGCCTTTTGACGCGACGCCGGCTGGTACTGGCGAAAATCGAATCGACGTATGGCGTCGACGCGATCCCGTCCGGCCTGACGAATGCGATTCTTATCAAGAATCTCAATATCACGCCGATGGAAGCGACGCTGGTCGCGCGCGACCTGGTCCGTCCGTTCCTGGGCAATTTCGAAAACCTGGTCGCGGACGCGCATGTAAAGGTCGATTTCGAAGTCGAAGTCGCCGGCGCGGGCGCCGCGGGAACGGCGCCGGGTTATGGCGTCTTGCTGCGGGGCTGTGGGTTCGCTGAAACGCTGACAGTCGGCCAGGACGCGACCTATACGCCGGTTTCGGCGTCGATCGAATCCCTGACGCTCTATTTCCAGCAGGACGGCGCACAGCACAGCATTACGGGCGCGCGCGGCGATATGGAAATCACGCTGCAGGCGAAGGCGATCCCGACGTTTAAATTTACATTCACCGGCATTTACAACCCGCCGACCGCGACGTCGCTCGCGACGCCGACGTTCGCCGGGTTCCAGACGCCGCTGGTCGCGAATTCGTCCAATACGCCGGCATTCACGGTCGGCGGATACGCGCCGGTCCTGGACCAGTTTTCCCTGAAGCTGGGGAACCAGGTCGACTTCCGTTCGCTGATCGGCGCGCAGTACACGCAGATCCTGGACCGCAAAGTCGCCGGCCAGCTTTCATTCGAAGCGGTCACGCCGGACATTCACGACTTTTTTGCGCCGGCGCTGTCTGGCGCGAAGTCGGCGGTATCGCTGACGCATGGCACGGCCGCGGGAAATATCGTCAAGCTGGACATGCCGTCCGTCAATCTGCAGAACCCGACTTACACGGATAACAACGGCGTCCAAATGATGCAAATCCCGTACGCCGGGATCCCGATCGTCGGCAATGACGAATTGACGATCACCGTCAAGTAACGCCAGGGGCCGGCGCCGCGCGCGCCGGCCGGCCGCACTCTCTCGAGCAAAATCGCATGTTCAAAATCGTACAAACCGACGGCTATAACTGGCCCGTCGAAGTGAAGATCCCGGCCGACGGCGGCCGTTTCGAAACGGCATCGTTCGACGTCAAGTTCAAGCGCATGCAGCGGTCGCGCGTCGAAGCGCTTCGCGAAGAATTTTCGAAGCCGGACGGCGATTCCGCGGCGGTCGCGCGCGAAGTCGTCATCGGCTGGAACGGCGTCGAAGACGACAGCGGGGCCATTCCGTTTTCAGCCGGCGCGCTGGACAAGGTCCTGGAAATTCAAGGCGTCGCGCCGGCGATCGTCGGTTCGTTCTTTTCGTCCGCATACGGCGTCGAAAGAAAAAACTAATCGAGGCCGCGCAGCACTGGGCGCGCGGCGGCACGCCGGACGACTCGGACCTGGCGGCGGACCTGGAGGCATACGGGGCGCCGCCTGAAGTCATCGAGGCATGCAAGGTACAAAACAGGGCCGAAGACTTCGAAGTCCTGGCCGAAAACTGGGAAACCTTGTCCCTGTTTTTACGCATGTCGACGCAATGGGTCGCGAGTAATGGCGCGGTCCTGGGGATGAATTACCAGTCCCTGGACTTCCTGTTTCGGACGTTCCAGGTCATCGACCCAGCGAAGACCCTGGACGATATACAAGCGATGGAAGCGGCGGCCGTCGCGGTTATGAACGATCGGAAGACGACAAGCTAATGGCACTCAATACGACGCGCGCGCAGGTCCAGATTAACGCGACGGTAAGCGGAACGAGCCAGGTCGCGGGCCTGACGCAGACGATTAACGGGACGACGTCCAGCGTCGCGCAACTGACGCGCCAACAGCAAGCGTTACAGCGTCAAATCGATAACCTGACGCAGACGGTCGGAAAGTCGCGGTCCGAAATCCTGCAGTGGAAGGCGAACGCCGCCGGGATGGGCGATTCGCTCGGGCCGGCGATCGAAAACCTTCGCCGGCTGGGGATCGACGGCGGCCACGCGATGAACGACCTGTCGTTTAAGACGGCGGGCGCGAAGCGCGAATTGCTGGTCCTGATGCATGAGGCGTCGCAAGGAAACTGGACGAAGTTCGGCGGGTCGCTGATGGTCCTGGGCGAACGTATTAACGTCATGTCCCTTTTGTTTAGCGCGACCGGCGCGACGATTATCGGCGTCGTCGCGGCGCTCGGCGGCCTGGTCGTCGCGTTCGCGAAGGGCGCGTCGGAATCGTCCGCGTTCGCGCATTCGATGGAAATGACCGGCACGTATGCCGGCATCACTGAGGACCGTTTTAACGCGCTGGCGCATGCGGTCGGCGAACAGTTTCCCGGCGGGATCCATTCCGCGCGCGCGGCACTTCAGGAACTGATTTCGACAGGTAGTTTCACGTCCGAAAACCTTCTGGTCCTGGGGAAAGACGTCGAATTGCTGGCGCACCTTAGCGGCGAGTCGTCCGACAAAATCGTCGCGGACTTCGCGAAAATGTCGACCGGCGTCGCGAAATGGGCCGAAGAACACAACCGCCAATACCATTTCATTACGGCCGCGCAATACGCCTACATTGTCGCGCTCGAGGAACAAGGCCGCACAGAGGAAGCGGAAAAGGTCGTCGCGGACGCGCTCTATAAGCACCTGGGCGGCGACGCGGTCCAGAACCTGGGTTTGCTCGAGCAAGCCTGGCACGGCGTACGGGATGCGATCGGCGACGCCGTCGACGCGCTTAAGGGTTTCGGCCGCACCGAAACGACCGGCCAGCAAATCGCGAAAATGCTCGCGAAGAAAAACGGCGCGAATTCGGGTCCGACGTTGTTTAACGATTACAACGACGGCGCGGACGTCTGGTCGAAAGACGACGAAACGAAGCTGGACGCGCTTCGGAAAAAATTCGCGCAGGAACAAGCGGACGCGCAAAAGAAGTCCGCCGACGACCAGACCCAGCAAAAGGGGATCGCGGGTATCGAGGCGCTTCGCAGTCACTGGCGCAACATGGCCGGCGACGTCAATCGCGCGGACGAGGAAATCAAGCGGTTCCATAGGGATTTGGACGCCGCGCTGAAGGCGAACCCGAACGATAAAGACGCGCTGGACGCGCAGGCGCACGCCGGCGAAATTGAAGCGGCGATCCGCAAGCGCGACGAAAAGCTGAAAAAGCCGAAGGTCGACCATTCCGGCCAGAAGCTGGAAAACGCGTATCAGACGCGGCGCCAGTCGCTGACGGATGACGGCGGCAAGCTGGACAGCGAAATCGCGCAGGTCGAACGCTTCGGAAAGGTCCTGGACGCGTCGCGTCTGGCGGTCCTGAACCTGGATATTGCGCAAGGCAAGCTGAAGGGCCTGTCGTCGGATCAAATCGCGACGTTGCGCGCGCTGGCCGGCGCCGATGACGCGAAACAGCAAGCGCTGGCGTCCGCGAAGGCGTTCCAGGGCGGCGAAGCTCGGGCGAAGCAAATCGCCGCGGAAGCGCAGGCGCGCACGGTAAGCAATCGCGAAGCACAGGTCGCGGTCGAAATGGCGCAGGTCGAGCAGCAGGGCCTGGCGAAGACGTCCGCACGCTATCAGCAATTGGAAAAGGATATCCGCGCGGCGGTCAACGCGCGCGAAGACGCGAACCTGGCGTCGACGCTGCAGCAACAAAGCGCGGCGACCGACGTCGAAGTCGCGAAGCTCGAGGACGAAACCGTCCTGATGCGTAAAAACTCGCTCGCGCGCCAGCAGCTTATCGCCGACATGAAAATCCAGGCGGAAGCGGCGAAACTGATCGTCGCGAACCCGGACCAGGCGGCACAGATCCAGGCGGACGCGGACGCGCGCAAGGCGAAAATTAATGGCGCGCTCGAGGACAATTACAACGCGTCGCGCTCGAGCGGCCAGGGCCAGACGAAGGCATTCCAGGACTATATCGACCAGTCGACGGACGCCGCGACGCAGGTGCAAAAGCTTTGGGGCGACACGTTCAAAGGCACAGCGGACGCGATGGAAACGTTCCTGGAAGGCGGCAAGGTCGACTTTAAGGCGTTCGCCGACAGCATCATTAAAGACCTGTTGCGCATGGCGCTTCAACAAACCGTTATGGCGCCGCTCCTTAAGCTGATCGGCGCCGGCCTGGGCGTCGGCGGCGGCGGCGGACAGTCGATTAATGGTGCGGGCGTCCAGGTCGGCGCGGCGCCGACGGCGAGCATTACGACGACTGCACTTCCGTTCGCGAACGGCGGCGTCTTCGGGCCTGGCGGATCCGTTCCGCTGACGAAGTATGCGACGGGCGGCGTCGCGAAGTCGCCGCAATTGGCGCTATTCGGCGAAGGATCGCACAACGAAGCATATGTCCCACTGCCGGACGGCCGGTCGATCCCGGTAAGCATGAAAGGCAACCAGCAGCAGGGCGGCCACACGATCCAGACAAACGTAACGGTCAACAGCGACGGATCGTCCGCAATCGGCGGCGACCAGCAAGGGAAGCGCATGGCCGAAGCGGTTAAAGCGGCGGTCACTCAAGAACTGATGCGCCAGCAGCGCGACGGCGGCATGTTCTCAAGCACGAGGAATTTTTAATGGCGAACGTCTTTACCTGGGCGCCGGACTTCGGCGCGCAAGGCAACTATAAGCCGAATATTCACGTCGCCGCGATGGGCGACGGATACGAGCAGCGGACGCAATTCGGGCTGAATGCGAACCCGGCCGGCTGGTCGCTGCAATTCACGAAGCGCACCGACGCGGAAGCTGCGGCGATATACGGATTCCTAACGAGTATGGGCGCGCTTCAGTCGTTCCAGTGGACGCCGCCGGGCGAATCGTTCGCGCTGACGTTCGTTTGTCGCCAGTTCACGAAGGCGCCGGTAAACGGGAACGGCGTCGACGCAGCGACCGGCCGCGCGAAATATCTGTGGGATATCAGCGCGCAATTCGACCAGGTTTTCGAGCCTTAAACCATGCCAGCAAATACCCCGATTTCGATCGTTTCGGAACTGCAAAAGCTCGCGCCGTCGGCAATCATCGAACTGTACGTCCTGGACCTGACGAGCATAGGCGGGCCGGTCGTCAATTACCACGGTGGCACGAACGAGCTATTACAGCCGATCGTCTGGCAAGGCGTCACGTATTACCCGTTTCCCGTAAGCGCGACCGGGTTCGAATACAACGGCAAGGGCACATTACCGCGGCCGAAGCTGCAGGCGGCGAACGTGAGCAGCGCTATAACGGCGCTTCTGATCCAGTACGGCGACTTTGTCGGATGCAAGCTCACGCGAAAGCGGACGCTGGTTAAGTACCTGGACCCTATCAATTTCATTCTGACGCCGGCGAAGCATTACGAGCGCGCCGGATACCTCGAGGGGCGCGTAATCAACGCCGGCGGCGTTTTCGACCGCGCTTACTATGCGACGACTTATCCGGACGTCGCGACGGCGTACGCCGGCCAGGACGTTATCCAGCACTTTATCGCGTTCGGGATCGCGGAAGGTCGCAACGGCAACGCAGCGGGGCCATTTGACAGCGGTTATTACCTGGGCGCCTATGCGGATATCGCGACCGCGCAAAACGCCGGTATCAACCCGACGGCGGATCCGACGGCGTCGTTTCCGGATGACGTCTTCTACATTGAGCAGCGCACCGCGGAAAATCGCGACGTCGTCGAATTTTCGCTGGCGGCGTCGTTCGATTTCCAGGGCCTGCAACTACCGCGCCGGCCGATCATCCAGAACGTTTGCCTTTGGAAATACCGCGGGCCGGAATGCGGCTGGACGGGCGGGCCGGCCACAATCGACGACGTCCCGACGTCGGACTGGTCCCTGGACGTCTGTAGTAAGCGCCTGGCCGGCTGTCGCTGCCGGTTCGGGGCGAATAACCCAATCCCTTACGGCGGGTTTCCTGGCGCTTCGGTATCGCACTAATGAACGACGACACTCGAGCAAAAGCACTGGCGCACGCGAAGCGCGAAGCACCGCGCGAAGCATGCGGCCTGGTCGTCGTCATCGGCCGGCGCGAAGACTATGTCGCATGCCGCAACATCGCGCCAGGCGCGGACCAGTTCGCGATCGACCCGCACGACTGGGCCGCGGCCGAAGACCGCGGCGATATTGTCGCGATTTTCCATTCGCACCCTGGCGCCGGTCCGGAACCGTCGGAAGCGGATCGCGCGGCATGCGAGGAAACCGGCCTGGCCTGGCATATCGTCGGACTTCCGACCGAACGCTGGGCGACGCTCGAGCCGTCCGGCTACGTTACGCCGCTGATCGGTCGCGAGTTCTCACACGGCGTCCTGGACTGCTACGGGCTGATTCGGGATTATTACAAGCAGGAATGCGGCGTCGCTTTGCGCGATTTCCAGCGGCTAAATGATTGGTGGTCGCAAGGCGGAAACCTGTACCTGGAAAACTTCGCGGCGGCCGGGTTTGTTCGCGTCGATTTGGATAAAGACTTTTCGATGCGTCAACACGACGTTTTGCTAATGCAGATAGCGGCGCCGGTCCCTAATCATGGGGCGGTGTATGCGGGCGATGGTACAATCCTGCATCATCTATACGGCCAATTATCCAGCCGTGTTGTCTACGGCGGATATTATCGAAAGCATACGACGCATGTCCTACGCTACACGGGCGGAAACGCCGCAACTTAGAAACGTTTTGTTGTCCGGCGAACTGGGGAAAAAGTTCGGCCGGCGTCATCGGTTCGCCGTCAATTCACCCGCGGAAGCTGTCCGCGCGCTGTGCGCTAATTTTCCAGGGTTCCAGGAACACGTCGTCGCCAGCGGCGAACGCGGCGTCGGATATCGCGTCCTGGCCGGGAAAAGCGCGGTCGCGCTGGATGAAATCGGGCACCCTACAGGCGGAAGCGACATTCGAATCGTGCCGATTGTGTCCGGCGGAAAGGGCGGTATCTGGATGGTCGTCGCCGGCGTCGCGCTGATCGCGGCGTCGTTCATTCCTGGTCTTAACGTCGCGGTATGGGCCGCGGCCGGCGGCGCCGCCGGCGCGATTACCTATTCCGGGATCGCGCTGGGGATCGGCATGTCGCTTTTGCTGGGCGGCATTACGCAAATGCTGTCGCCGCAACCGAAGACCAGCAACACGACGAAACAGACGTCCTATGAGTTTTCCGGCGCGGTCAATTCAACGCAGCAGGGCCTACCGGTCCCGGTCGGTTACGGCGAACTGATCGTCGGAAGCGCGGTAATCAGCGGCGGCGTTACGGTCGACCAGATCCCGACCAACGTTACGGGACCGCAAAACCTGGCGGCGATCGTTACGCAGAACATCGGCGCCGGCGGCGTCGTTTCCTATGTTCTGACGTCGACCTGGACCGCGGCCGGCCAGGCGACCGCATACGACGTCACAGTCCAGGGTCCAGGGTTCGGTCCTGTCACGCTGGCGCGCACGACGGGAACGACCGTGCTCGAGGCGGTTCCGGGTCCTGGCCCGTATTCCGTCGTCGTAAATCCGGTCGAATCAAACGGGAAGTATGGTCCGACCGCGTCCTGTCTCTCTCAATACGTCCCGGCGGGCTAAAAATATGGCACGAGATAAAGGCGTCCCGCTGGTCATCGGCGCGAAAGGCGGCAAAGGCGGCGGAAGCGGCGCGATCGAGGATTCCGATACGCTCGCCAGCCGGGCCTATGCTCAGGTCCTGGACCTGATTTGCGAAGGCGAGGTCGAAGGGCTGGTCGGCGGAATGCAGGGCGTCTATTTGGACGGAACGCCGCTTCAAAACCCGGACGGGTCGTTCAATTTTTCCGGCGTTTCGTTCGCGTTCCAGCCGGGTTCGCAAGGCCAGAACTATATCGCCGGCTTTTCCGAAATCGACACGGAATACAGCGTCGGACTAGTCGTCCATCAATCGTCGCCGATCGTCCGCACGATCACGAATACGGACGTCGACGCGGTCCGCGTCGTTATCGGCGTCCCGCAACTGACAAGCCAGGACGTTAAGACCGGCGACATTCACGGAACGTCTTTCGACGTGGCGATCGACGTCCAGACGGCCGGCGGCGGATACGTCCAGCGGCTATACGACACGGTTTCCGGAAAGACGTCGAACTATCAGCGCGCCTATCGGATCGAGCTATACGGCGCCGGTCCCTGGGATATCCGCGTTCGCCGGATCACGGCCGACAGCGTCGTTTCGGCGCTGACGAACGCCTTTAACTGGGCGACCTATACGGAAATCATCGACGCGAAACTGACCTATCCGAACAGCGCGATTGTCGCGCTTCGCATGGATAGCGCACAGTTCCAGTCGATTCCCCAGCGCGCCTATCGGATGCGCCTGTTACGCGTCCAGGTTCCGAGCAATTACGACCCGGTCACGCGCGCTTATTCGGGCGCCTGGGACGGGACGTTCAAAATCGCCTGGACCAACAATCCGGCATGGTGCTTTTACGACCTGTTGACCAACGAGCGTTACGGCCTGGGCGAATTCGTTTCCGCCGGCCAGGTCGACAAATGGGCGCTGTATCAGATCGGCCAGTATTGCGACGTCATGGTCCCGAACGGGTTCGGCACGCAGGAACCGCGCTTCGCGCTTAACTGCTATATCCAGAATTACGCCGATGCGTTTAAGGTCGTCCAGGACCTGGCGTCCTGTTTTCGCGGAATGCCATTTTGGACGACGGGCACGGTTACGGCGGTCCAGGACGCGCCGTCGTCGCCGGTCGCGCTATTCACGCAGGCGAACGTCTTAAACGGCGCGTTTAGCTATTCGGGAAGCAGTCTAAAAGCGCGACACACGGTCGCACTTGTTACCTGGTTCAATATGGACGACATGGCGCGTCCATATGTCGAATACGTCGAAGATACGGAAGGCATCGCGCGGTATGGCGTCATCCAGACGCAGGTAACGGCGTTCGGATGCACTTCGCGGGGCCAGGCGCACCGCGTCGGGAAATGGCTCCTGTACAGCGAGCGGTCGGAAGCTGAAACGGTCACGTTCCGGACGGGCCTCGAGGGCGTCCCTGTGCGTCCCGGCGACGTTATCAAGGTTTCCGACGCCATGCGCGCCGGCCAAAGCCTGGGCGGCCGGATTTCGGCGTCTGACGGGCTAAACACGGTCACGATTGACCGGGACCTGGTCGACGTCAACAAGGCCGCCGTCAATCCGATCGGCGCGTCCATCAACATTGTTTCGATCGACGGCGCCGTCCGGACCGGAAGCATTACCGGCGTCAACGGCCGGAAACTGACGGTCGCGAGTAATCAGGGCCTGGCGAACATGCTGTCCGGCGTCCAGGCGCAAGCGCTTTGGGTCATCGAGACGAGCGGAATCGCCGCGCAACTATTCCGCGTCATCCAGGTAACGGAAGCGGACCGCGGCCAATACGACATAACGGCCGTCGCGCACAATCCGAGCAAATACGACGCGATCGAATACGGCCTGGCGCTCGAGGTCCGCGACATTTCCGACCTGTCGACGCGGCCGTCGGCGCCGACGTCCGTCCAGGTTTCGGAAAACCTGTACCTGTACCAGTCGAACGTCTTTTCGCTGATGACGATTTCCTGGCCGTCCGTCATCGGCGCGACCGCGTACAAAGTCGGATACAGCAAAGACGGCGCCAACTGGGTTTTCGAAAACACGCCGGCGAACGAACTGGAAATCCGCATGGCGGCGCCGGGATCCTATGACGTCCGCGTATGGACGATCGGCGCTTCGCAGCTTACGTCATCGGCGTACGCCGAAACGGTCCAGTCGATCCTGGGGAAGTTTGCGCCGCCGGCGGACGTCCAGGGCCTGACGTTCGGGATCGACCAGAACGCCGGCGCGAAGCTGGCCTGGGCGCCGAATACGGACGTCGACCTGTACGCGTACGAAGTCCGCAAGGCGACCAGCGGGACCGATTGGGCCAGCGCTACGTCGCTGGGTCAAATCAAGGCGACCGCCTTTACGATCGGCGTCCAGGGATGCGTCGGAACGTACCTGGTCAAAGCGATCGATACAAGCGGGAACTACAGCGTCAACGCGGCAACGGTCGCTGTAACTATGCCGGTCGCGCCGGCGCCGGTCGTCGCGGGCGTTTTCAGCGGTCCTAACTACAATCTGACCTGGAATCAGGTCTTAGGGAACCTGGCGACGGACCATTACGAGATCCGCACGGACCTGAATTTCGGCCAGACGGCCGGGCTTATCACGACCCAAAAAGGGACGTCCTATTCGGCGAAGGTCAACTGGTCCGGAACGGTCGTTTTCTACGTCGCCGCGGTCGACATTGGCGGGAACTACGGCGGCGCCGGCCAGGCGACGCTGGTCGTCAACGCGCCTATTCTGCCGGTCATCACCCAGCAGGTTATCGACAATAACGTTTTGCTTCGCTGGACCGCGGCGAATGCGACGCTACCGCTAGACCATTACATCGTCGCGCGCGGGACGACGTTCGCCGGCGCGACCGTGCTCGGGACGATTTCCGGGACGTTCGACGTCATTTTCGAAACGACGCCGGGAAGCTTTACATACTGGATCGCAGGCGTCGATTCGGCGGGCAACCAGGGACCGGCGGCCAGCGTTACGGCGTTCGTCAATCAACCGCCGGACTATGTCTTGCGGTACAACTACGACGCATTTTTCGACGGGCTGATCGACGACTTTCGCGCCGGCGCAATCAATGCTGATTTCACCGTAAGCGGGGCCACGATGGCGGCCGGCGCCGGGATGACGCTGACCAGCACCGGCACGAATCCGCAACTGATCCGCACCTGGCAACTGATCGAGAATCACCCGAACGGATGCGAATATCCGATCGTCCGCGTCAAGCTGACGCGCGTCGCCGGATCCGGCTGGACCGGGAAGGCCTACTGGTCGACGGCCGGTCACGGATTCACGACTGGCTATTACCAGACGAACGCGACAAACCCGGCGATCGGCGCGCAGGTCACTATAGATTGGGACATGCGCGCACCGACGGCCGGCGGCACGGACTACATGATGAACGCGCTGTCCGGGATCCGCCTGGACCTGGGCGCGACCGCGGCCGACGTCTTCAGAATCGACTATATCGAGCTGGTCCCGTTCCTGTCGACGAACGTCGTCGAGGACGTCGACAGGTCGCTGGTTATGCCGGTCAACACGACGGAAACATTCCAGCAGCATTTCGACAGTCACACCTGGGCGGCGCCGTCGAACCAGGTCGCCGCCGGCTATCCGATTTTCATCGAGCCGGGCCTGACGACGTCGACGTATGTCGAATACATCGATTACGGAACCGTTTTGCCGGCGACGCGCGTTTCGGTCACGCCGACGTATGTCGTCATCGACGGGGCGCCGTCGCTGTCCGTCACGATCGAAGTATCGACGGACGGCGTAACCTGGACGACGTACGCCAACACGACGGCCGTCTATGTCACCAATTTCCGTTACGCGCGATATACCGTCACAGTTACAGGCGCCGGTCACGATTTGTTGCGCCTGCAGGGCATCAATTACCGTTACGACGTCAAGCTGAAAAACGACGCCGGCACCGTCCAGGCGCTGTCGACAGATACGAACGGAACGCCGGTAACATTCGCCGTCGGATTTATCGCTGTAACATCGATCACGGTAACGGCGAACACGACGTCGCCAGTTTTCGCGGTTTATAATTTCGACGGTAGCAAACCAAATCCGACCGGTTTTACGGTCATGATTTTCGACAAAAACGGAAACCGCGTCGCCGGGCAAGTGTCCTGGTCCGCGAAGGGAGTTTAAAGCTATGGCGGCGGATTGGAGCCAACCAACAATAGGGACGCCGTACGCGACATTGCTCGCCGCATTGCTCGCGCGCGACGTCGACAGCGCGACGATGTATCAGTCCGGCGGGACGGCGACAAACGTCCCGGATAAAGCGGTTCGCTGGAACCCGGCGACGAATTCATTCGAGCAATACAGCCTGGCCGGCGGGACCTGGTCGCAAATGATGGCAAACGGCCTGGCCGTTCCGTCCGTCACGGTCGCGAACGCGCCGACGACCGCGGCGCATGCGACGCGGAAAGACTACGTCGACGGCCAGGTTACGGCCGTTTCGACCGTCGCGAATGCGGCGCTTCCGAGGTCCGGCGGCACGATGAACGGGTCGCTTTACGTGCAGTCCGGCGGCACGACAAACGGATTTGAAAACGGTAACGGCGACGCGGCAAGTTACGGAACCTATAACTTCGCGATGCGCGGCTGGAATGGTATGGGGATGCGATCGTTTGATAATACGATCAATGGTTATTACGATTTCCGCGCCGGAAAATGGGACACGAAGGGCGGATTTTACGTTAATGGCGTTCGCACCTGGGATTACACGAATTTTAATCCGGCGAATTATATCCCTACCTGGGGCGGATCGATCACCGGCCAGCTTACTATGGCGAATTCGCAGAGTCTGGCGCTACAGGGAACTGGATACACCGGATATATGCGAGGCGACCAAGCCGGCCTGGTCGGATTTATCAACCAGGCGCAAAACGCGTGGAATTTCCAGATTACGGACGGCGGGAACGTCAACGCGCGCGGCGTCGTATATGCCGGCGGAAGCGGCGGCGCCTATCTGAATACCGACGGGAATATTTGGGGCACCGCATGGGGCGGCTGGCTGAGTAATTCAATAGCGGCAAAGGCGAACGCCTGGCATTCTGGCTGGGGTAATTCCGGGTATGTCGTAACGGATACGTCGAATATCGCGAAAATCAATTGGGACGGGTCGAATACGCTTCTGTACATCGATTCGACTTACCAGGGCGCATTGATTAACCATAACAATTATGGAAGTTGGTGCGCACCGCGATCGATTATGGACCAGGGCGGCGTCGGGTCTTATGCGATTCGCGGGACTGTAAGTTCATACGACACGCCGAACAAAGCGTCGGATAGCGGCTGGTCGGCTTATGCCGGCGGCTGGCGCGCACAAGACCAGGTCAACGTCGGCGGGAATAACACTCAATACGTAAGACTTTGGCAGAGGACGTCATGATTACCGTACCAACACAGGCAGAAATCGCCGCGGCCGAAGCACTGAGCAAAGCCGCGTCCGAAGCGGTCGCGGCCGTTCCGGCCGGACCCGCCGTCGCGCCCGCGGTCGACCAACCGGCCGCGATCGAGGCGAAGGCGCCGGCGAAGCCGTTTGAAATCGGCGTCGTCACTAATCCGCGCTGGGCCGACACGGCGCAAACCGCGATTATCTGTACCGTCACGTTTCCGAATCACCCGATGGGGTACACAGAGCCGCACCAGTTCCTGGCCTGGCCGGGCGACGTCGAAGCGCACGGCCGCGAACTATTCGCGCGCTGCAAGGCTGGCGAATTCGGCACCGTCGCGCCGTATGTCGTCGACCTGGTCGCGCTGGACGCGCAGATGCGACACGATCGCGACATGCTTTTGCGGCAAACCGACTGGTCGCAATTGCCGGACGTCGGCGAAGCGCGCCGGGCCGCATACGCTGGCTATCGCCAGGCGCTTCGCGACTTGCCAGCGACGGCCGGCTGGCCGACGTCGATCGTCTGGCCGGACCTGCCGAAAGTCTAGCCGGCGCGCGCGGCGCACTTCGCGCAGCGAACAAGCTATCCAGACGAGAACGAAAAATCCCGGACCGCATGTCGACGCGGTTCCGGGATTTTTTATTGGTCCGCCGTCGCCGAACGACAACAGCAATCCAGAGGGACGAAACACCGCCGGCATTTTGTAAATTATGCGTGCTAACATCGCGTTTGTAATTTCTACAAAGGCCGCATGCCATGCCGGATAAAGAAAACGTCGTCGAACACGCTGTCGCATTCGCATTGCTTCGCCAGGAAGTCGCCGCGCTGACGGAAGCGCACAGGAAAACGGACGAGCAAATCCAGGGCCTTCTGGACGCCTGGAACGCGTCGAAATGGGTCGTCCGATCCGTCGCCGCGATCGCGGGTTTCGCCGCCACTGTGGGCGGCATTTACGCCGCCTGGCGGGGCATCAAATGACGACGTTTTCCGATGCATTCGCGATCGTCGTCGGCGTCGAAGGCGGGTTCCAGAACGACCCGCGGGACAATGGCAACTGGACCGGCGGAAAGGTCAACGTCGGCGCCTGCAAAGGCACGAAATACGGTATCAGCGCGGCGGCATTTCCGAACGAAGATATCGCCGGCCTGACGCTCGAGCGCGCGCAAGCGCTCGCGAAGACGCGTTACTGGGATCCGCTGAAGCTGGACCAGGTCGACCCGCGGATCGCGTTCCAGGCGTTCGACACTGCATACAACGGCGGATACACCGCCAAATGGCTACAGCAAGCGGCCGGGATGACGGGATCGCAGGTCGACGGAAACATTGGCCCGGCTACGCTGGCGGCGCTTAACGCATTGGATCCGGACAAAGTAATCATGCGGTTCGACGCGTCCCGGCTGGAATACCTGACGGACTGTCAGACCTGGCCGACCTATTCGCGCGGCTGGACCAAGCGCGTCGCCGCAAACCTTCGCCGCGCAGCGGCATAACAACAGGGGAACACCATGTCGGGAATTCAGACCGCGATATCGACCGTCGCGAAGTTTGCGCCGACCGTCGCAAGCATGCTGGGCGGGCCGCTGGCCGGGACCGCCATTTCGGCGCTGGAATCGCTCCTGGGCCTGTCGCCGGCGCCTGACGCGTCGACCGACGACCGGGCGAG